GCCCTACTTGCACACAAACTATTGAGGATGAATTTCGATTAAATAAAGTAAGTGAAGCTGAATCCAAGGCAAAAGAACTTCAGCAAGGTTATAATGAACTAAAAGATGCAATTCAACAGGAGGAAAAAAGAGAAAGTGAATTTAATGTCGTTTCAAAAGAGATTAGTTCGTTAAACAATGAAATTTCTAACAACAATGTTAAAATTTCCCAACTTAATAAACAATCAAAAGACTTGGAACAGGAAATTCAAGACATTACCAATAAAATTAAAAATAGAAATGTTGAACGAAAAGTATTAATAGGATTGGAAGAAACTTTGGATTTAATCCAAACGGAGAAAGCAAGGAATAAGGAAGATATTTCTTATTTTGATTTCGCACATTCTTTGATGAAAGACGGTGGAATTAAAGGTAAAATCATTAAAAAATATCTTCCTCTTATGAATCAGCAGATTAATAAGTATCTGCAAATGATGGACTTTTATATCAATTTTACTCTTGATGAAGAATTTAATGAAAAAATTAAATCTCCTATTCATGAAGATTTTACATATGAAAGTTTTAGTGAGGGAGAAAAAATGAGAATCAATCTTGCAATTTTGTTTACTTGGAGAGAAATTGCAAGAATGAAAAATTCAGTCAATACCAATCTTCTTATTTTGGATGAAGTGTTTGATAGTTCTTTGGATTTTATGGGAACAGACTATTTTACAAAAATTATTAAGTATGTTATAAAAGATACTAATATATTTGTAATTTCGCATAAGACAGACGAATTGATTGATAAATTTGACAAAGTTATAAAGTTTGATAAAATTAAAGGATTTAGTAAGGTAGTATTATGATTGGAATTGTGGGTAATGGATTTGTTGGAAATGCAGTTTATCAAAATTTAAGAGATAAGATAACTTGTAAAGTTTTTGATGTTGATAAAAATAAATCATTTAACACATTAAATGAAGTATTGGAACAAACATTTATTTTTGTTTGTTTACCGACTCCAATGAAATCGACAGGAGAATGTGACCTTTCAATTTTAAATAGTTTTTTTGAAAATTTGCCAAAAGTTGTTGATGGTATCTTTGTTATTAAATCGACGGTTCCAATTGGAACAACTAAAAAGTATTCTAAAAAATATAAAGTAATTCATAATCCAGAATTTTTAACTGCTAGAAATGCTGTTGAAGATTTTAGAAATTCTGAAAGAAATGTTGTTGGTGGAGATAAAAATCTTTGTCATCAGTTTGCAAATTTCTTTAAAACTATATTTCCAGAAATTCCAAGTGTTATAACTAGTTCCGATGAAAGTGAAGCAATTAAATATTTTGCAAATAGTTTTCTTGCTTGTAAAGTAGCATACTTCAATAAAATGTATGACCTATGTGAAGCAGTAGGTATGAACTATAATATTGTTTGCGATGGTGTTACCTCTGATAGTCGAATTGGAAAATCTCATACACAAGTTCCTGGTATTGATAATGATCGTGGATTTGGAGGAACCTGCTTTCCCAAAGATTTGAATTCTCTGATAGTTCAGATGGAAACGCATGGGGTGGATGCAGATATGCTAAAATCAGTTTGGTCTTATAATCAAAAAGTTCGAACAATCATGGATTGGTCCGTTACTTAAAATGATTGACTAACCTTTGGAACTTTGGTATGATTGATTGAGGTAAATGTGCCTTTTATGACTTACTCTGAATTTACTATTACTATGCCTGACACAAATGCTAATGGTTTTTGGAAATACAATGAAGATAAAATCCTGAAACAACTTGAAGAATATATTGCTGGTACTTATGGTCAACACTATGTTGATAGAACTGGTGGTGGAACAGAACAAACACTTGATAAGATTAAACACAATCGTCGTGAAGGATTTTGTGCTGGTAACATAACCAAGTATACTGACCGTTATGATACCAAAGGAACGCCACGAGCAGACTTGTTTAAAGTTTTGCACTATACTATTCTTTTGATTAATCATCTAAATCTCGTTGAAAACAAGTGAAATTAAAACCTCAAACTATGAAACTTTCTGAGTCTACTATTACCATTCTAAAAAACTTTGCTTCAATCAATCAATCTATTTTGGTTAAGGAAGGTTCTAAACTTCGCACTATTTCTGTGATGAAAAATATTCTTGCTGAAGCAGAAATCAAAGAAGAATTCGCAAAAGATTTTGCGATTTATGACCTCAATCAATTTCTAAATGGATTGGGACTACATCAAGACCCAGACCTTGATTTTGAAAATGATTCACACGTAATTATTCGTGAAGGAAAACGTCGTGTGAAGTATTTCTTTGCTGACCCAGAAGTGATTGTATCACCACCAGAAAAAGAAATTTCACTTCCTTCTAGTGATGTTTGCTTTCAACTAGAACACTCGCAACTCGATAAACTCATTAAAGCAGCAGCAGTTTATCAACTTCCAGACCTTTCTGCTGTTGGTGAAGCAGGTGTGATTCGTTTGGTTGTTCGTGATAAGAAGAATGATACTTCTAATGAATACTCTATTGTGGTTGGTGAGACAGATAAAGAGTTTACTTTCAACTTTAAGGTTGAGAACATTAAAATTATTCCTGGTTCTTATGACGTGGTTGTGTCAGAAAAACTTCTGTCCAAGTTCACGAACGAACGTTATAATTTGACCTATTATATTGCTTTGGAACCAGACTCCAATTTTTCTTGATTTTTTATTTTATATTATGAATATTTTTGTGACTGATGAGTGTCCTGTGCTTTCTGCTGTGTCACTCCCAGACAAGCATATTGTAAAAATGCCTCTAGAAACTTGCCAAATGATTTCCGTCATCTACTCCAAGTGGTATCATAATTGGGGTACTATTCCTAAAAAGGATGGAACCCCTTATAGTACTGAAAAGGGAGCATTCCGAAATCATCCTTGCACTGTTTGGGCAGCAGAGAGTTATGAAAACCTTGCCTGGTTAATTCGGCATGGTTATGCTCTCTGTAATGAGTATCGGCATCGTTATGGTAAAGTGCATTCTTGCTTTGATAGTCTTCAAGAAGCAGAAGTTATCTTTCTTTATAACTCACAAGAAAGTCTTCAAATTTATAAGAATGTAAAATCTTTTACTCGTGCTATGCCTGATGAATATAAATTTGATGCTAGTATTGATACTCCAACAGCATATCAAAAATATATTGCATCTAAACCTTGGGTAAAGGACAATTACCTAAAACTTCCTAATAGAATGCCAAATTGGATTTATGAATATGCGTGATGATTTTATTTGGGTCGAGAAATATCGACCAAAGACTATTGAAGATTGTATTCTTCCAGAAAATATTAAGAAAACATTTAGTGATTTTCTTAATAAGGGTGAAATTCCAAATTTGCTTCTTGCTGGTCCTCCTGGAGTAGGAAAGACTACAGTAGCAAAGGCATTATGTAATGAGTTAGGAGTAGATTATTATGTCATTAACGGATCTGACGAAGGACGATTTTTGGACACGGTACGGAACCAAGCAAAGAACTTTGCTTCGACCGTTTCACTTCAAGGAACTGGTAAACATAAAGTCATCATTATTGATGAAGCAGATAACACAGGAAACGACGTACAACTCCTTCTACGGGCTAATATTGAGACGTTTTATAACAACTGTAGATTCATTTTCACCTGCAACTATAAAAACAAAATCATCGAACCTCTCCATTCCAGATGTGCAGTTGTTGAGTTCAGTATCAAAGGAAAAGAAAAAGCCCAGTTGGCAGGATCCTTCTTCAAGCGTCTTCAAAAAATCTTGGATGAAGAAAGTATTAAATATGATCCAAAAGTCCTTGCGGAATTAATCAATAAGCACTTTCCTGATTGGAGGAGAGTTCTAAATGAGTGCCAAAGGTACTCTGTTAGTGGTGAAATAGATAGTGGTATTCTTGCGTCTTTTTCTGATGTTGCTGTAAATGACCTTATTACTCATCTCAAAAGTAAAAACTTTTCTGAAGTCCGAAAGTGGGTGGTCTCCAACTTGGATAACGACCCTGGTGTCGTTCTTCGCAGGGTTTATGACGCCTGTTATGATTGCCTTTCACCCCAATCTATCCCTGCTGCCGTTCTTATTGTTGCTAAGTACCAATACCAATGTGCGTTCGTGGCTGACCAAGAAATTAACCTCTTAGCAGCATTAACTGAAATTATGTGTGAGTGTTCTTTCAAATGAAAAT